AATTTTATAATGACGCCCATTCATAAACACACTTCGGATGGATTTGCTACTTACCCATGATTTATCATATAAACAATCATCTAAAATTAAAAAAAAACGAGGATCAATATTAGAAGTACCCCTTTCAGATACTTCTGATTTAATTTTATTTATAATTTTTTTTTGACGTTTTAATACATTCGATACTATTTCTGATTTATATTCATTATGAATAAAAATACTAGGCATCATTTTAGAGTAAAAAGAGTTAGCTCCTTCAGTTCCTGAAATAACTGTTCCTACAGGAATATTTTTATTATAATATAATAAATCTCTAACTAATATACTTTTACCAGTATCACGCTTACCAATAAATACCACTACTTTATCATTATCTATACTACGAATATCAAATTTTTTTATTTTAAATTCCATTGGGTCTATTATATATAAATATTTAGTTTATTACATATAAGACGCAAATTATTTTTATATAATTTTTATATATTTTTTATATAATGTTTGTATTAGTTTAATTATATTATTTAAATAATTTATATTATATTAATTTTAATGTATAATATTTTTCAATTAAAACAGTATACTGATAAAGATCAGTATAAATTAAAACGATCGATTACAAAATTATATAAGTCTAATCATACCTCATTTTTTAATGTGTTATTTACTTTATTTTCAGATACAAAATTAGAATCAAAAACCTTTAATAATAAAAAACAATTGATTAAAGTATTACAGCATATAAAAGATATAGATGTGAACGGTAAAATTGCTAAGGGTGTAATTCGTTATAATCATAAACAGTATATTCGAAATATATTTTTAAAAGAATGTTTTATTGTAGATATGTATTCATTATTAATTGAAAGAAATACAAAACAAAATATATATAAACGGTATATTCAAACAAATAGTTTATATAATTTAAATAATTTTAGTAATATAGAATTACTGTGTACATATTTAACATCAAAATTAGTCGAAGAACATATCTCGCCTCATTTTCCCTATTTTTATGGATTTGCGCAAACATATTTAAAAAAACACACAACCAATATTACCGATGAATATGATGAAGAAATTATAGACAATATTCAAGAAGATCCTTATAATAATATAGACTTTAGAATTATAAAGAAAAACAAAAATATTTATTTAGAAACATACAATACTCCTATTTTATTACTAGCAACAGAACAGTTAGATGGAGATTTGTTAAATTATTGTAACGAAAAGGAAGATGCTCAAGAAGAAATAGAAGAAACAGAATGGTTATCGTATATATTTCAAATTATTGCGGCATTAACCGTTATTCAGACCTATTTTAATATGTGTCATAACGATTTACACTTTTCTAATATTATGTTTTCCTATACAAAAGAAGAATATATATATTATACTTATAAAGATAAATATTATAAAATTCCAACCTATAATAAAATATTAAAAATTATAGATTGGGGAAGAGGATCTTATCATTTTAACCAATATGAAGGTAAAAATAATGTATATGCTCCTACAGGGCAAACCTTTGGACAATATGTATATAATCGTATTAATTTAAAAAATCAAACACCTATACCCTTTAATAAATCTATAGATATGTCCTTATTTGTATCGAATCTTTTAGAAGAAGATATATTTCCTAAAAAGGGACGATTATACGCATATATTAAAAAGTTATTAACTGATAAACAAGGAGACTCTTTTTACCATGGTGATTTTGATTTCACATTTTATATAGATTCTGCTAAATATTCATCTAAAGGTATTCCTTATAAACAAATTGAACATAAACTATTTAAACAATTTACTATTAGTAAAAATACTTTTAAAAAAAATCAAATGAAACGAACAGAAAAAAAAAGAGTATATGCCTTATAGTCTTGTGTATGTCTTGTGTATGTCTTGTGTGTGATTATAAAAATATGATATAGTATATCATATTTTTATTATAGATATTTTATTATAGATATTGTATAGTATACGTAATTTATACCGCAGATTCAGGAACCGCTTCTGATGTGGTTTCCGGAACGGCGTCCAATTGAGTGGTTTCTTTAGCCACATTAATTGTTTTATCCAGAGCATCAATTAAATTGGGAGCAGATACTTCATTTACAGTAGTCGTTTGTCTATTCATCCAAGGATCTTCAGCGGTTAACGAATCCGTAAGTTCATTTAATTGTTCTTTATTTTTTTCCAATTCCGCCAATTCAGCCTGTTTTTGTTTTACTTCTAAATTATTTTTAGTAATAAGATCTCGCTTACGAGTATTGAATAATTCATCCCGTTCTTCCGCATTGTCCTTATAACTGGACATTAACTGATTAAGATCGCTATTCAAATAATTTTCGTTTTGTATATCTTTTGGTTCAGGATCCCATGGTAACCAAAACCCAACTTGACCCACAAATACATTAAAGTTAGGATCAGATTTCTGTAAACGTTTTGCTCTTGTTTCTGCTTCTTGAACATTATCATATGTGCCTCTTACTTTAAGACCTCGTACGGTAGTTCTAAAATTATTTTTTTCGCTAAATTGTTTACTTAATGTTTGTTCTTCATTAAACATATAATCTTTATATTTGTCTACAATACTGGTTTCATCTAAATTATATTCCGAACATATAGATTGTAAGAAATTATGGACATAAAATAAATTTTTATCTTTTAATACATTCTCAGGCGATATAAAAGATAAACATACATAATTCTGTCCTCGTATTTCTTTATCTGCTTCCAAATAATCTTCACTTAATTCCATACTATTTTTATTATTTAATATTATTTTAATCTTTAAATAAAAAATATTTTCTTTATATATATTATAAAAATAATATGGGTGAGACATTAAACAGATTACAGACTTCTTTTGATATTCAAGAAATTCTTAAACGCGCTATTAAATATTTAATTGAAGGTGGTTCCGTTGCCTTTGTCGCTTGGGCCATCCCAAGAAATAAAATGCGTTTCGAGGAAATCGTTATCATTGCCTTAGTTGCCGCATGCGTATTTGCTATTTTAGACATGTTCGCACCAAGCATTGGTAATGCCGCCAGACAAGGTGCCGGTTTCGGTATTGGCGCCAACCTCGTCGGTTTCCCAAAATAAATGTTATATAGATAACATCATTGTCTTATAATTATTTACATACATACATACATACATAAATATGTACATATTTACATATTTATTTATTTATTTATATAGATTATTTATATTGTTTTAATATATTCCCAACGCAAATCTTTACAAATACATTTCCATATTTTATCTTGTTCCGCCAATTTTTCTCGTGATTTTAGTAATGTAAAATATTCTAAATATTCATCCATTTCTAATAATTGTAAGCATTTATATAATACATACGAATATGATAAAAAATTACTTCTATGATTAGGACAATATTTCATCCAGGGATTTTGTATTTCTTTAAACATTGATCGTAATTTAATTTCAATGTCTCTGGTAATAATAGGAGCAGGAGTTCCTGTTAACCGATTAATAATATGAGGAACATGTTCATAATATTTATTTAATTTTAATTTTTTTAAAATACTTCGTAATTTTGATATACTGATAGTATCTATAGATATATAGGATTCTTTTTTAATTTCATCAATAATACCGTCATATACATCTTTAGGAATATCTGTAGTTTCTTTGGCCTGGAATTGAGCCAGCCATTCATTAAAATGATTAATTCGCTTATAAGCAAAGTAACTCATTTCTCGAGGAGGTTGTTTATATGAAGGTTTATTATTAGATATTAATATTTTCTCTTGTACACCACAGTTGGGACATACGATGATACCGTCGGTTTGGTATAAAATTTTTTCTCTATTACAATCATAACATACATTTTTTATATTATTATTGTCTTTATTAAAATCGCGATTATTAAATTCTTTTTTAGATTCTATAGATTCAGAGGGTTTTTTATTAAAATATTGCAACACATTATTGGTTTTTAATTCCATTTTATTAACTTGATTTTGTTGTGTATATGAACTAAATAAATCGTCTACATTGTTTAATAAATATGTATTTAATGTAGAATGACTTTGTTTATGTTCAATGTCTACTATTATTTTTTTTTTCCTATCTATAAGTGCTAATTTATTTTCTAATTCTTTAGAATTTAGTGTAGTATGAATATCTGAATATTTTTGTAACGATGTATTAATAGATGTTATTTTTTTTTGTAACTTTTTTATTTTTTTAGTGTCTTTAGTAAGTAAATCTATCGTATATTTCAGATTTTTTTTTGTATGTATATTTTAACTTTTTTTTTTTTTTTTCTTTTTTTATTTTTTTTTTTTTGTCTATAAGAGATAATTTTATTTCTAATTCTTTAGCAGTTAATGTTGTATGATCATCAGAAAAAGA